CTTCATATTGTTTATGGTGCTACTGCATCTCCTTCCGAGAAGGCATATCAGACCGTAAACGATTCTCCGGAAGCAATCACCTTCTCTTGGGAAGTAACCACTACTCCGGTTCCTATGACTGGTTTTAAGCCGACCGCTCTTATTACTATCCAGAAGAGTAAGGCTGACGCTGATAAACTGACGGCTCTTGAGACTATGCTTTATGGTGGCGAGTCCGCGGAGCCGACACTTCCGACTCCGGATCAGGTTATTAGCATGATGAAGAAAGCATAATTTAGCAATCACCTAATTTTCTACCTCTTTATATTCGCGGGGGCTTTGATGTGTTCTTAGTCCCCGCAGAAGCATTTTTTGAAAGGAGCAAGTAATGTATAAGAAGACTATTACTTACAAGGACTTTAACGGAACCGAAAGAACTGAAGATTTCTATTTCCATCTCAAGCAGTCTACCCTTGCCAGAATGGAACTTCTGGAAGAAAAAGGACTGGTGGAATATCTTGAGGATATTGTAAAGGCTATGGACCGTAAGAAGCTCATTGCGACATTTGACGATATTATCAGAAAGTCTTACGGTGTGAAGTCTGATGATGGACGTAGATTTATTCAGAACGATCAGGTCTACGAGGAGTTTACAGAGACAGAAGCATATTCTAAATTCTTCATGGAGCTGATTACTGATGATGAAGAGGCCGCTCGGTTTATCAATGGTATTATGCCTGAGCTGCCACAGGACCATAATGGGTCTGAGAAAAATGTTAACGGTGAAAATTCCAGCCTGTGAATATTATGACTCTGAAAAAGATGAATTTCTGTATACAAAGGAGCAAACATTAAAGCTTGAACATTCTCTTTTATCTATTGCAAAGTGGGAAGAGCGATGGGAAAAGCCGTTCCTAAAAGAGGACGAAAAGTCCCCTGAAGAATACGTCGACTATATTCGTTGCATGACGATTACACAAAACGTCGACCCTTTAATTTACAGACATTTACCAAAAGAAGTCATAAATCAAATAGGCGATTATATTGATAAAAAGATGACGGCTACTTGGTTTAGAGAAGATCAAACCAAGAGGCCTAACAAAGAAATTGTTACTGCTGAAGTCATATATTATTGGATGTTCTCTTATGGAATACCTCTTGACTTTCAGAAGGTACATCTTAATAAACTTATGACTTTGATTAGAGTGTTTAGCGAAAAGAATTCTCCGCCTAATAAAATGAGCAGAAATGAGATTTACGCTCAGCAGAGAAAACTGAACGCTATGAGAAGAAAACAACACGGAAAAAGAGGATAAATCATGATCGAGATTGAGCAGACTGGAAGCTTCGCAAGAACGCTTTCATGGCTTCATTTTTTGAATAGATGGGACGTTCGTAAGACATTAGAAAAATACGCTCTTCAAGGGCTAGAAGCTCTCCAGGCTGCTACTCCGGTCAAATCCGGAAAAACAGCACAATCATGGGAATATAAGATTGATATTTCCACAAATCAAGTTGTTATAGAATGGTACAACACAAACGAGAATAAAGGTGTACCGATTGCTATTATATTACAATACGGTCATGGAACCGGAACTGGCGGATATGTTCGGGGGATTGACTATATTAATCCAGCTATGAGACCTATATTTGACTCTATAGCTGATGAATTGTTTCAGGAGGTTATGTCCGCATGAGTATGATTGAAGAAAGAGGCGTTAGGTTTACATTTAATAATGGAAACTTTAAATCCAAGATTAGTGAAACTCTAAACGGGCTCGAATCTCTTGACCAAAAAGTAAAAGGTATCGGGAAAAAGAGCGCCGACTTTTCTAAGTTTCTTAGTAGCATTCAGAAGGTATCCGGTATCTCCGGAATGCAGAAACTTAATAATTCTACAAAAGTTGCTGCTGATGGTGTTGAGCTCCTCTCCAAGAAATTCAGCGCTCTTGACATCGTTGGATATACTGTTATTAATAGACTTACAAATTCCGTTATTTCGTTCGGACGAAAGCTCATTAATAATGTAATAGGTCCAATTACTCAAGGGGGCTGGAGAAGAGCTCTTAATATCGAGCAGGCTAGATTTCAGCTTGAAGGACTGTTTGGTGATAAGACTGTAAAGGTCATGGAAGACGGCAAAAAGAAAGTCGTTAAAATTACCGAAGAAATTGAAAAGAACGCAATGGACGCAGTCGATTCCACGGCATACGGATTTGACTCGTCTGTAAAAGTCGCATCTCAGCTTGCGGCGTCAAGCGTTAAAGCAGGAAAAGATATGACCGGCGTTCTTAAAGCCGTTGCTGGAAGTGCTGCTATGACAAATAGCTCGTTCGATGAAATGGGCCATATTTTTACAACGGTTGCCGGTAACAATAAGCTTTTAACTGAGCAGGTAAGACAGTTCTCTTATAGGGGACTAAATGTTACGGCAATCCTTAAGGACTACCTGAATGCTAATGAGAAAGTACGTAAAAGTTCAATAGAACTCGGTCTTAAAGGCGGAAAATCCAAGGATGTAAAAGAATTCGCTGACGCAACCAAGCTTACAGAGAACAATATTAACTCGCTTATTTCAAGTTCTGGTATTAGTTTTAAGACGTTTTCTGATGCTATGGAACAGGCTTTTGGCGAGCACGCAAAGAGAGCAAACGATACTTTTACTGGTTCGCTTTCTAACTTAAAAGCTGCACTTTCAAGAATCGGCGCTGATGTTTTCTTAGAGCAACTTACAAACCTTCGCGATATTTTTAACTCAATAACTCCGGTTATCAATAACGTTAGAAAAGCTTTACAGCCTTCTTTTATAAAAGAACTTAATAAACAGCTTAAGACTGGAACTAACGTTATAACTACTTTCTTTCATGCTTTGGAGGATAGTAGTTATACAGGCTTTATGAAAGGCATTCCGATTGTTGCAACAGCGGTTGGATATTTAAAAACTGCATTTTCTAATATTGCAGAAGCGGTTCAAAGATTCGGTAATATAGTATCCAGGGCATTCGATGATGTGTTCAGAGGAAGTCTTACCGCTGGCGATATATTTTCTCGTATCGCATATTCGTTTATGAATTTCACAAAAACCCTCGAATTTAGTCTTACGACTTCGTCTAATATACATGACACTTTCGAGGGACTTTTTACTATATTTAAAATATTTGGGAAAATAGTTAGCGGAGTCGCTAAAGTTATATTTCCACTTGCTGAGACAGGCGGTTCGTTTGTCGATTTATTCTTTGCTATAACTGGAGCGATTGGAAGATTCATAGTAAAAGTAGATGCCGCGCTTGATAAATTAGGACTATTTAAAGGCGGTATTAACGCACTTGTGTCGGTCGTTCAGGGATTTATTTCTGTATGGCATTCATTTGCTAAAGGAATGACCGAAATAGTAAATAGCTTCAGTGCTGGAAAACGTGTTGAGTCCATGGCAGAAGGACTTGTGACAAGCTTTTCAGGGCTCGGGGCTTTGCCTGAGTTTATATCCAGTGTGTTTAAACGCATAACGTCCGGACTCGATAATGGTCTCAAAGCTATAGCATCTTCTCTTAGCGGAAGAGATATAAGCACTGCAATGGATCTATTCTCTAGTGGAGCGCTTATCGTTATTGCCGCGCAAGTAAATGAGTTTGTTAAACAGCTCACTACCAAAGTTTCGAACATTGGCGGCGCAGTAGGAGATGTAAGTGGAGCATTAAAACAGCTAAAAGGTGTTCTTGTTGCATATCAGCAGTCAATTAAAGCTGACGCTATTAAGAAGATTGCAGTATCCATTGCCATGCTTGCTGGCGCTATGCTTATTCTTTCCTCACTTGACAGCGAGGGAATAATAAAAGGTGCTGTCGCTATTGAGATCTTATTCCTCGAACTTGTATCGGCTATTAGATCTCTTGCAGAAATCAGTGCTGGAGGACCTAAAGCACTCGCTCAGCTTGCCATCATTGCTTCTACTATAAAATCGATGGCCGAAGCAATTCTCATCTTGTCTGTCGCCATGAAAATCCTTGGGACAATGGGATGGGATGAACTTCTTGCTGGCGTCGTTTCTATTAAAGTGCTTTTAAATTCTCTTGTTAAAGCCGTATCGGAGCTTGCGACAAAAGAGAAAGTATTCGTTAAAGGTGCGATGACCATGATTGGTATGGCTATCGCGATCGATATTCTTGCTGCTGCTATCAAGAAACTTGGAGCTATGGATTTAGAGTCCCTTGGAAAAGGTCTTGGCGCAGTAGGCGCTATGATGCTTGCTTTATCTTTATTTATATCCAAGACGTCATTTGACAAAGGTTTCGGCTTGAAAGCAGCGGTTGGTATGGTTGCACTTGGCGCTTCTATGATGCTTATGGCTAATGCTGTATCTAAAATGAGCGAGATAGATTCCGAGTCTCTCGTAAAAGGACTTGTTGCTATGGGCGCAGTTCTTACCGAGATGTCTATATTTATTAAGTCAATAGAAAAAAGTAAGAACGTATTATCATCTGCTGTTCTTTTAGCATCCTTAGCCCTTGTGCTTAATCAAATGGCATCCGCATTCTCAACATTCAGCGGAATGTCTTGGGAGGGTGTTGGTAAAGGACTTGCTGCAGTTGGCGGCTCGCTTCTTATCATGGCTGCCGCTATCCGGCTTATGGGCGATGGAAGAGTTCTTTCAGGTGCAGTTGCTATGGTGGCGGTTGCAGCCGCTGTTAGACTTCTTACTCCGGCGCTTGTGGAGCTTGGGAATCTTAATGTCGAACAGATCGGTCTTGCACTTCTTGCTATTGCCGGTGCATTTACAGTTCTTGGCGTTGCGGCTGCTATATTAACTCCGCTTATTGGACCTATTCTTGCCTTGGCTGGCGCGATAGCACTTCTTGGAATTGGCGTTGCCGCACTTGGTGCAGGACTTATTATGTTTACTGCGGGAGCTGCTGGATTTGTTGCAGCACTCACAACAGTGCTTGTTGGTCTATCATCTATGACCGGGCTTATCATGACAACAATCCAGGCGTTCCTTGCTGAGATCGCTAAGGCTATACCTCAATTTGTAGCAACGGGCGCTAAGATGATTATCGGTTTCCTTAAAGGAATGGCCAAAGAAATAGGCGGAATTGTTACACATGCAGTTACGCTTGTTGTTAAATTCCTTAAAGCACTCGAAGACAATCTTCCAAAGATCGTAGACGCAGCGTTTAAATTTGTTATTACATTTATTAATGCTTTCTCCGATGCTATTGAAGAGAATGGCCCAGAGCTTTTAGAAGCGCTTGGCGGACTTCTCACCAAGATGGTCGGTCTTCTTCTTGCAGCTATTCCGCTTCTTGTTGCCGGTGCGGTTAAAGCCGGTAAATCCATGATAAAGACTCTTAAGAAGTATCTTGGAGACTTCCCTGAAGCGGCTAAGAAGATAGTAGAAAGTGGAGCAAGAAAAATAGGAAGCGTGGCTAAAAGTTTCGGTCACGCTGCAGCGTCTCTTGCTAAAAGCGTGTATCAGGGATTTAAAGATAAAGTTAAAGCATTTCTTGACTACGTAAAAGGACTTCCTGGGAGAATTTTAAAAGCTCTAGGCAACCATGTTGGTGAATTCCGCGACGCCGGTAAGAACATGATTAACGGTGTAATTGAAGGCTTTAAAGGAATGTTTGACAATGCGCTTCAGGCCGTTGCTAGCTTTGGTTCGGGTCTTGTAAGTTCGTTTAAGAGATCTCTTGGAATCAAATCGCCATCAAGGAAGTTCTTCGAATGTGCTGTTTACTGTATCAAGGGATTTACTAACGCTATTGTTCAGAAAGGATCTAAAGCTTATAACGCTGTCCATGACATGGGCTCTACTATGGTTGGAACGCTGTCAAACGCTCTTAGAAAGACTTACGAGCTTGCAAGTACTGATCTTAACCTTGATCCAACCATCCGGCCCGTTGTCGATATGACTAACGTTAAGGCAGCATCTAAGACCATGGATGACGTCTTTGCATCACCGACCTATGGTCTCACAACCCCATCAACAGGAATTCGTCTTGCAGAAACTATTGCTGCAGACATTCAAAATGGGGGAAATCTCAACGTTGCATCACAGCTTGGCAAATTAACAAAGCGTCTTGATTCTGTCACACAGGCTATGAACTCAAGACAAATGAATAACTATTTCCAGATTGACGGCTCATCTGATCCTGAAGGATTTGCAGATGCTGTTGCCGGTCGCTTAGAACTTAATGCGAGGACACTATAATGGCTACAACTAAAGCACCAACTACACTCCAGCTTGCAAGAAAGAAAGATAAACTCACTTGCAGCTGGAAAATTAAGGACAAAGACTATAAAGATGGTCAGCAGTTCCAATATGCTTTTGACGAGTCCAGAAAAATTGGAACGACTTTTAGAAGAGTCCAGCAGTGGTCCGATGTTAAATCTTTAAAGATAAAAGAAACATCAAAAGCAGTCACGGTTCCAACCGGAGACTACTATCCAAACACCAGTGTTTACCTTAAAGGATTTACATTTCAGGTTCGCGGAAATAGGGACTCTTATAAAAAGAAACATAAAGCTATAAACCCTGGCTGGTCCGAATGGGAGATGAAGACTTTTGAGTTTTCAGAGCTTCCAAAACCTGTAATGGGAACGCCGGTTCTTGCAAATGAGATTAGATGCCAGTTCCCTTGGGAAATTCCAAATTCTGTAACAAACGAAAGTGTAAAATACTACTACACAGATCTTGAGTGGGAGTCGGCTCTGACTAGAAAAGGAGCCGCCCCAACTTGGGATATTAAGACTGGAACAAAGTCTACTATCGTATCAGGCTCCTATAAGACAGGAACCTTTAAGACGTTTTCCGGCACTATCTCAATCGAAGAGTCCGGAACAGACCATCTTTTCACAGGAGACTACTCCTACACTAGATGGGTAAGAGCACGGGCGAGAGGTCCTGAGGGTCCATCGGCTTGGGTAACAAAATCTCACGTCTATACAGAGCCGAGCATATCTAAAAACATCACAGCAACGCTAACTAAAGTATCAAACGGATACCGCTGCGTTGTAAAATGGACGTCTGATACCAACAAGGCTAAAAAGATTGACGAGACTCAGGTTCAGTACTGCTTTACTGTTCCGACTGCTGACATGGGCTGTCCTGATGGAGCATCCTGGGAAAACGTAAGAAATCCCATCCCAGACACCCAAGGGCAAAACGCAATGCAGTTTGTCCTTTCAAATCCTCCAGGCCAAGACGAGGTAATGTTTGTTAAAATAAACAATACCTATGATGCTAAAGAGCAGCCAGGAGTTCCGATCCTTGTTACAGGCTCAATTCAGAAATTAAAACCCCCAACACTTACCGCAGTCACACCAAATGTTGAAACAAGCATGGTGCAGGTAACCGCAACAAATAACTCGGAAGTTCCTGGGTCTTTTCTTGCTGTCTACTATAGAGCAGGAGAAGAGACTGGCGACGGACAGTTTGTTGGGGTAATGTCGAACCAGACGCAGTCTATTAAAGTACCAAAATGGGGGAAAAACGGCTTTGCTCTCGGTATCAAGGCTTATGCTTCTGCGGAATACACAGCAAATGATGCTTCGAATACTCAGAGAGGACGCAAAGTAGTATCGGAAGGCCTGTCAAAAGATAAGCAAAGCATATCTGTTACACTTAAAGACACCCCAAAAGAAAAGACTACTATCTCTGTTGCATACACCTACGAATATTCCAGACGGGATGTTACAAGAGACAGAGCGTCTTCATTAAATGATTTCTATGTTAATTTTCAGGCGGGAACAGCGAAGACTATAACAGATCCCGATGGAGATGATGATTCTTATCAGAATCTTAGGATCGAATATGATGGCTCAAAGACTTTCACATTCTCTATTAAAAATGTAGAAGGAATAAGCCCGGTAGTGAAGGACATTGAATATACTTTCTTAGACTCTTCGCTTTCTATATATTCTATTTCTCCTAAAAACTCTGAATTCGGCTATATGGAGTCAGACTTTGTCTGGAACGATGGCGATATTCCTCTTCCTCCTGCAAATGTTAAAGTAAGACAAGCGGGAAATGCTGAAGATGGAAACGCAACACTTTATGTTGAGTGGGAGTGGAACTGGAAACAGGCTAATCAGGTAGAGCTTTCCTGGGCAGACCACGAAGATGCCTGGGAGTCTACGGACGAGCCGCAGACTTATGTAATAGAAAACTATAAGCCAAACCACTGGAAGATTGCAAACCTTGCTGTTGGAAAGTGGTGGGTAAAACTACGCTTTATCAAGGTTACAGACGATGCAACCGTTTACGGCACTTATGCAGATGCAGTAACCGACACAGGAGAAAAGTACATAAACCTTGCTACATCTCCAGCCATTCCAAAGCTTTTACTTCAGCCCGAAGTAATAACAGAAGACGGAACCACTACCGCAACATGGGCTTATCAGTCAAACGATGGGTCAGAGCAGGCTTTTGCAGAAATCTGGGAAAAGCTTGACGATGGTACGTACAGGGTATTTGATCCCGAGATCAAGACTCAGACCCAGCAGTTTATTAATATCTCTGCATCTGGTCAAGGCTGGAAAACAGGAGAAACTCATAACCTCGCACTTAAAGTAACATCTGAAAAAGGCGAAGAGTCTCCCGAGTTTTCTGAGGCGGTATCTGTGACCATCGCAGATAAACCTGAAATTGCAATCACAGAAACATCACTTGAGACAAGATCCGTTGAAGTAAACCCACAGACCCACGAAGGAAACCCCATTACGTTTACTAACCCCGATGGAGTATTAGAATTTGCCAAACTTCGTGTAGACCTTGAACCCACACAGGAAGGCACAGGCGACCCATCACCTACGAATGTAAGACCGATACATGGCGTTGGTAGTGTGGAAGTTAGTGATGTGGGGAAGAATTTGCTTGATTTTTCGCCAGTAACGGTTACATCGTCAAGCAGAATTGCGGACGGTATAGCGTTAAAGGCAGGAAATTATGTAGCATCATTTAGAATCAAGAATAACACAAACATTCAAGGTTATTATCAGATACGAATTGATTCTACATCGATAGGCGGTGTGAATTTTGCCGCTAATTATGAAGGCGTACTGACAAAAGCGTTTTCACTGTCTACGGATAGTGTTATTAATGTTTGGGTTGCAGGCGCAAGTGCTGGATACTCTTTTGACTTCTCTGAGGGGCAGATTGAAAAAGGCTCAACCGCAACAACCTACGAACCCTACCAAGAGCCTATAACCATCACCGAGCCTCTTGAAACCACCCTACAGCCCATCGCCTCAGATGACGAGCCGTATCTCATGCGGGCAATGCCGTATTCAGATGCTACAAATCTGACGGAGTCACTTGTCGGCGGGACTGTGGCGTGGAATCAGATGGTTCAGAACGGCAATTTTGAAAGCACTAGCGGATGGGAAAAGAC